TGGAGTATTTGAACTACACCGTCAAGAACGGCTTCACTGGGCAGTCATTCATTCTACCCAACGGCTCACAGGTGCTATTTCACACATACAGCCAGTTCATCGCCAACCGCAGTAAGTTTGAGGGTCTTGAGCTTGGTTCTAAGACACCAGAGTGGCACAACATCGGCCTGTGGCCAGACGAGTACCTAGAAGACGGTGACTTGATCCGCACCATGCGATTCCGCCTAGCTACACGGGATGCTAAGATGATGCTGACGTTTACGCCTATTGATGGCTACACGCCATTCGTGGCTGAGTTTTTAAAGGGAGCAGAGACAAGGAAAACGCGCAAAGCACCATTGCTAGATGGCGAAGAAGTTCCAGTGACGCAATATAGCCCAGAGAAGGACGCAGGTATCGTATACTTCCACTCTGAGTTCAATCCGTTCGGCGGATATGAGCGTATCGCAAAGGAACTGAGGCACAGCACACGAGACGAGATCCTAACTCGTGCGTATGGTGTTCCAGTCAAGTCAATGACATCTCTGTTCCCCCTATTTAGCCAGAGCGTACACGTGCTAGAGCACAAGGACTTCCCCGACCTGTCGGACAAGAAGAAGTTCACCTGCTACCAAGTGGTTGACCCCGCTGGTGCTCGTAATTACACTAGTCTGTGGGCTGGAGTCACAGGCGTAGGCTCGGACACGGAGATCTACATCCGCAGGGAGTGGCCAGACCGCAAAACCTACGGACCTTGGGCTGAGTTTGGTGATCCACACTGGAAGTTCGGACCAGCATCCAAGAAGCTGGGCTATGACGTTGTCGGATACTGCAAGTTGTTCTCGGACATCGAAAAAGAGCTGGGAATCGAACCATTTGAGCGCATCGGTGACTCCCGCTTCTTCGCTAACGAGAATGCCGACAATACCGACCTATTTGACCAGTTCTCGGCCCACGACTTCCATTACGTGCCATCTATGGGTTCACAGGAAGAGCAGGGACTGACCGCCATCGACGATTGGTTCTTCTACAACGTAAACCTGCCCATCGACGGCGCAAACAAGCCCCGCGTCTACATACACGAGGACTGCGGCAATCTAATCTATGCCATTATCAACTATGGCGCACAAAAGAAGAAGGACGAAGCGCTGAAGGACTTTATTGACTGCCTTCGCTATCTGCGAACAGCAAACTACGGTCAAGGACCAGAACACTACTCGGGCGGCAAGCTAAAGTGCTTGGTTAGCTCAGGAGGATACTAATTATGACAGAATCAGAACACGAAACATGCAAGTCCCTAGCGGAACAGCTGGGTAAACCATACACAGCGATGTCAATTGGCAAGCTACGAGCTGCTGTATGTTCAGAAGAAGACCTAGACGGCAAATACATCCTACCGACAGGCGTTCTCAAGATCACGGCGCAAATCAAGGGCGAGATCAAGGTTATCGAGGAAGCGTCACCAGCAATCGTCACGGTTCGCGTCCTGCACCACCAGACGGGTAATCCTCGCTTTATATTCGCTGAAGACCCCGATACACGCAGGAAGGTTCGCGTGTCAGTGCCAAAACGACACAAGCATATCATTAATCAAGTCGGCAAGCGACTCAAGGTCAACAAAGTAGATCAAGATGGAACAACATACTACCGATACCCAGCTATCTAGGCTGTTCATAGCAGACAACGCCGACGTATGGGCGACAATCGACATGATTCGAAACGATAAGGTCGGTAACATCGACGCTATGACCGATGAGGGCTGGGCTGACTCACTTGGATACGACGAAAACCGACTGGTAAAAATAGCGAGTTTAGTCAAGTCTAGGCGAGCACTTGACACGCGTGTTAGTCTCTCGGTATCGAGTCAGTGCAGCGTAATTAATCAATAGGACTGTCTGTGGTAAAATGAAAACAATGGCTATAAATAGAAATCAAGATAGAGACGAGTCGGATGTATATTTTGACGAGTTCGACTACAATCAGTTCAAGGAAACCTTTGACGAGGATGTGGACAGTCTTGCTGACTTCATCAAACGATGCTCGGATTCTGCCGACATCCGCCGTTGCCAATGGGAGGGCAAGACAACCGACCTAAAAAAGTCTGGCGAGACAGCTTTTCCCTTCCAGAACTCTAGCGACACCGAGGTACACTTAGCCGAGTATCACATCTCCTCCCAGATCGCCATTAACGAGAATGCACTGCGCAAGTCGTCCATTCGTGCCTATCCACGCAACGTTCAAGACGTAGCACGTTCAGCGGAGGTCACAGCCTTCATGAAGTGGCTGCGTGACGCTGGTATAAAAGACTTCTGGCAGCAAATGGAGAAGTCAGACAACTACGCACAGGAGAAGTCTCTCCGTGTAGCATATTGCGACTACAAGTCCCCCACCAAGCGTTCCTACGAGAAGATCTTCGACCTAGAGGAGATTCAGAAGAGTTTCCCAGAGCAAGCAGAGGACTACATCGAGATCCTAGCCGACGAAGACCGCGTAGAGGAAGCACTGGAAGTATTTAACTCAATCCCAGGATGGGAGATCAACGAGAAGCGCGTAAAGAAGGCACTCCGCGAACTACGCAAGACTGGAACAGCTAAGTTCCCAGTAACCATTGAAGATCAGGGCGAGCCAGTGGTGCAAGTCCTAGCACCAGATGAAGAGTTCTTCGCCCCAAGCTACACAACAAATTTCTGCGACGCACCTCGCTGTCACATACGTAAGCCAATGACCTCCCAAGAGATTCTCAGTCGCGTAAGCTCTGAGGGTTGGGATAAGGACTGGGCTGACTGGGCAGTAGAGAATGAGCGTGGCACACTTAACGCCTTCCGTACAAGCAGCTCGATCCCGAACCCTCGGCAGCCATCTTCAATTGACGAAGACCGCGACCTGATTGATGTTGTCTTTACGTTTGAGCGTCTAATTGACCGAGACGATCTAGCAGAGGGTATTTACCTCACAGTCTGGAGTCCCGAGTTTGGTGATAGCGATGGGCAAGTCCCACCATTCGCCAAGCGCACACTGCTCAGTGGTATGCGCCAATTACCTTTCATCGTGCAGTCCCGTAGCTACGGCGCACGAACACTATACAGCGCCCCGACAGTTCCTGAGCTGCTGAAGGCAAGCCAGAAGAACCAAAAGGTTCTCCGAGACGCAAACATGGACAACTCAGCTTACGAGGTGAGTCCCTCCCTGCTTGCGCCGCCAACGTGGGATCACGGTCGTCCAGGCCCTGGTGGCGTATATGCCACGCGCACTGGTCAAGCACCGTCATATCTGCAACGTAACACGAACTTCGGCGCTGTGTTTAATTTGGAGAAAGAGATTGTATCGGAAGCAAGTCTATTGATGGGACACGATCCGTCGGATCCAATCTCAGTTCAAATGCAGATTGCCTCGACTAATCGCCACCTTACCTTCGCCCAAGACGTTCTGAAGCTGGTCTACGAGATGTACAAGATCAAGGGACCAGAGGAGCTATTCTTCCGCGTTACTGGTCGCCCAGAGCCCGTTCAGTTCGTCAAGGACGCAGAAGAGACCGAGATGGATGTGTCCGTAAGCTTTAACACCATGTATGACGATCCAGTGAAGATGGAGAAGATGTCACGCACCATTATTCAAGCAGCACAGCTAGATACATCTGGTCGTGTGAACAATGAGGCTGTCGTTGACTTCCTACTTTCGATGGCTGACCCAATGGCTGCTGAGACTATCTTGCTACCCGCTGAAGTTGGCACTGACAAGATTAAGAACGAAACACTTGCTGATATTGCTCAAATGTCCGCTGGTATTGCCCGCGCACCCGCCGCTAATGCTGCCGAACTGCGTATGCAAGTTGTCGGTGAGTATGAAGGCGAGCAACAGCAAATCCAAGAGTCTGGTCAAGTCGAATCTATCCTGTTCACCAACCCTCAGTTCATGTTCCTCCTCGGAGAATACAAGAAGCAGCTTGAGATGGCGATTGCACAGAAGAAGAACGGCACTGAGTTCGGAATCTACGGAACCGAAGCAGCAAGTGTCGGCAATATGGAAACCCAGAACCTTGAAGGAGGCGCATAATCGTGAATTTTACTGAATTTAAGAAGCATCTTAACGATAATCCAGAGATTGGTCGTGTACTCTACGAATACTTAGAGGATCGCCGCGATCAAATGCTCTCACAGCCTTGGTATTCCCCAGACAAGTATCTGGGCAACAAGTGCCAGACAATCGCACAGTTCCTAACAGCGGATCTAATGGAGGAGTTTGACTTCAAGAAGCACTCCCGCAAAGACGACCGATAGGACACCACGTGTTATAATTTCACTAACAGCCTCCGCCTTGGCTGATTTAAACCCATAGGTAGATATGACAGATACACTAGAAGCGGACATCCCTGATTCCGAAGAAGCAATTCAGGAGAACAAATCCCCAGAGCAGCGCCGACAAGATCTTTTACAAGAGCGACTCGACAAAGCATCTGGTTTAACAGACGAGACAGAGCCAGAAGCTCCCGAAACCGAAGACGAAGAGGACGACGAAGAAGAAGTCGAAGTCCCTGAGGTCGATGAGGATGAAGAGGAAGAAAGCGATGACGAGTCAGAAGACGTTCCTTCAGATGATGGAGGATTTGACATTGAGGATTTAGACGAGGACGAGCTAGAAGCACTTACACAGCAAGTAGCATCTAAAGCAGGGAAAGCCCTGACTAAGGCGCGATTGCAGGATAAAGAGCGGAAAGCAGAGATTGAGAAGCTACAAGAGCAAGTGCAGGAGTTATCTGCAAATGTTGTTACAAGCGACAATCCATATGCCAACCTTAGATCGGTAGAGAGCGCAGACGAAGCAATCAAGCAAACGGAGGTCAACATTAAAGGTTGGAACCGCAAGCTGATTACTGATCGGGTTGAGCAATATAACGAAAAGACTGGTGAAGACGAGTCTGGTGTTATGTTCGGCAGCCAGTTCATGTCGGTTGATCAACTACTCAATGCCATTGACAGGGAAGAGGAGAAGCTAGAGCCATTACGTAATCGCAAGTCGGAGATCAAAAAAGTCTCAGAAACGCTTGGGGATACAGATGGTGTCATCGGAGAAGTCCGTGGCAAACTAGGGATCGAAGACGACTCGGACGAAGCTAAGGAGTATGAAGCTCTTTTGTCTAACCCAAAGTTTGAGTTGGTTAAGAATATCCTCCCAGAGTATGCAAAGGAGCTAATTGAGATCCTTGGTCGTGCGGCAGTAACTAAAGTGCCAGAGACCAAGAAGTTCAGTAAGAAGCTCAAGCGCAAAGCTCCCAAGTCTAAAACAGAGAGCGTCTCACTGGATACAAAAGCTGGTCGATCACCGAAACGGTCGAACGGTACTAGTGTACAGGTCAAAAAACTGCAGAAGATCGTAAGTGATCCAAGGCAAACAATAGCTGCTCGGCGCGACGCTGACCAGCAAATCAGAATCTTAAACAGAAAATAATATCATGGCAGAATCATATTCAAGTACAGTCGGTAATCGCGAGTCCCTCCGTCAAACAGCGGAACTCCTTGCAGCTGACATCACACCCGTAACAGGCTTGCTGAATCACACAGCAACCAAGAACAAGCGTCCGCGCGTCCTCATGGACAAGCTCAAAGCTGTGGCAAATACACCACACGTTGAAGGTGCTGACACAAACGCTGGTCGTGACGCATTCTCGCAAGTTCGCGAGTTTGAAGGTCAAGCACAGCGCACAGTTGTTGAGTACGCAGTATCGAAAGAGCAAGAGCAAGAAGACTCCGCTGTTGTCGCAAACATGATCAAAGCAGCCGACAAGTCTGCAATTGAAGTTGCGATTGACAAAGAGTTCGTTCTTTGCGGTGACCAAGGCAAGACTCCTGACGTTCCAGGTGCAACTGGTGGTGCTACCGCTGGTATCGGCGCTCTTATCTCCAGCGTTGCAGCAAATGGTGTTGACGCACTCTATGTAACTCCAGCAGCATCCATCTACGGCGGCCTCAAGGCTGACTACGATGATGCCGCAATGGGCGCACAAATCGCTTCGATGTGGAGCCAAGACACAACCATGCAAGATCTTTGGTTGGTCGCTGGTCCAGGTCTTCGCGAGCACATCGTTGCTTCGTTCACACGCACAGCAGGTGCAGCTTCTCAAGTTGACTACAACGTGAATGGTACTACTACTATCCCTTGGATGGTTGAGATCATTGACTCTCAGTTCGGTCAAATCAAGATGAAGAGCGCAAACCCTAATTGCATGCCTTCCTCGGATCGCGGTTACTTCATCAACCCAAGCCTTCTTAGCGTTGCTGAGTACCAAGGCATCGAGTCAGAGAACTATCCTTTCTTGGGTGGCTCTTACAAGGGCGCGGTTGACACACGTTACGCACTCATGACCACTGGACCTAATGGTCTTGGGAAGGTCCAGTTTTCTGACGAAAGCTAGAAAGCGTTAGTTTACATGAGGGCGGTTGATCAATTCAGCCGTCCTCATTTGACTTTATTTGACATTCATGTTACCATGCATACATGGGCAGAGCAAACTTAAGTCACTTAACAAAAGAAGAAAAGAAGGATCGCCGCAGGCTCCAGCAGATTGAGCGTCGGAGGAACAATCCAGCTAAAGAGGCAGAGTACAATGCCAAGGCAGCGGAACGAAAGAAGCAGTGGGCTAAAGATAACGAGGACCTGCTAAAGCAACGAGCAGCAGAGCATTACCAAGGAAACAAGGAGGAAATTAAGGCACGTGTTAAGAAGCGTGCTGATGACAATCCAGGGAAGATGAAGGAATACAGGGAGGCACGTTACGAAAGCAACAAAGAAGCCATCCTAGCTCAAAATAAAGAATGGCGCGACTCAAAGCCGAGGGAATACCACAACGAGTATCTAAGGAACTGGAAGTCGGAGAACAGAGGAAAAGTAGTACAGTCAGGAAAGAAACGAAGTATCCCGATGAGCAAATGCCTTAAACTATTAGGTGAACAGCAAATTGGAACACTTAATCAATTTTATAATTACGCAAGCCGAATATCGGAATGCATAGGAATTAAGCACCACGTAGATCATGTACTCCCACTAGCTGGAGACGGATTTACTGGACTTCACGTTCCTTGGAATTTACAAGTAATACCCGCAACCATTAACTTAAGAAAAGGAAACAGATCATGATGAACAAACCAAAATGCAAGCATAAAGGCAATACGGGCGGCAAGACTAAAGCAAAGTATTAGGATATGCGTAAAATATTGACAGACGATGAATTAACAGCCCTGGCTGCCAAGATGGAATTGCGCCGTCAGTGGCTAATGTCACCAGCAGGTCGCGCCCGTCGGGACGAGGTGATGCGTCAATACATGAAAAAGACGTATGGCAGTGGCAATAAGAGGAGTGAGAACAGTGTTCTAAACTTTGCTGGCTGCTTCGACGTGTTTGAACAAAAGGAAATGCAGTATGAATGTCAAGCGATTGACGGCACGGACTTTGTAAACCCAGACTATCTGGCATGGAAACAGAAGGACTTTAAGGAGCGCGGCCTCACAGGCGAGTGGCTGTAACACTTAACCAAATTTAAAGATAATGGCAAACACAAGAACATGGAATGAGGTCATCGGGCTAACTCAAGCACGTGCTGGAGCAGCTTTCTCTTCGGGAACTGAGTTGACCAACATCGGGTTCTTGTTGAACTCAGCGGCTCGGACAATCTACGACGAATCCCGCTACTGGGAACGTTACTTGGTGCTAGAGCCTCGCACAGCAGCTCGTGGGTATATTGCCACAACTGAGGACGGCTACAACGTCTACGGCGGCGGATTCGGTCCGTCAAATGGTCTGTACGTGCGTAACGGCGATGCAAATGCAAAGCCAAGCTACAACATCGTAGAAGACAAGCAGGGAGTATTTAGCCTTAGCTGGAATGGATCTCGATGGGAGATTGCTTCGCTGGTATACATTACCTCTGCTGGTATCATCGTCACAAGTGATGGCGATTGGCTGTATGAGCCAGGTGATGTCCTTTACTACAATGACGGAGTAGATGCCACACCACCAGAAGCAGGATGGGTTACAGATCAAGGCGTAGACCTATCTCCGTATGTCCAAGAGCTTTCCGAGATCGGTGAAGCTATTGCATACTGGGGCGCAGCAAAGTGGTCTGGTAATGATCCGCGAACCCTCACAGCATACCCAGACAGCAATGGCATTCGCGTTGCAAGCAATGTCACGGGAACAATCTACGTAGCATACAAGAAGGCTTGGACAGACACATACGGCAACGGGGAGTCTGGCACAGTGTCGGAAGTCCCATCCGAGTGGGCAGAGTTCATGGCGTATGACGCAGCACGATCCTACAGAGCCTCACAGGACAGCGACAGTGGTTTCAACCCCATAGCCCTGCGTGATGTAAACAACGCTCTTGAGCGGGCGCTCATGAAGCCTAGCAGGGACGGAGC